ACATAGTCTCACTATCAGGAACTTGAATCCCTGTGCCAGCGGCTGTAGTCAGTGTAACTGCTTGCCCAGACGCGTTCTTTACGACGTAAATTTTAGACGCTGTAGGGCAGATTACCGTGCCCGCACCTGTCAAGGCTGTCCCTGTGTCTGTGAACTCAAGCATTGCACAGCGGGCTTCTGATGTTAGTCCATCCGCTGTCGTTAACGTATGCGAATTTGCCGTCCAAGTGTTGATAACCGCTCGGCCTGCAATCGCCTCTTCGACCATCGATGTGATATTGTCATTTACAACATCACCCCAAGTTCCGCTTAGCTCACCTTCTGTAGGTAATGCTAGTTTTAGAATCGAAGTATATTGAGTTGCCATTTATAAAACCTCACGCGGCTATGTCTTGCCATTCAGGAGTTTGATCTTTGTCTACTGTACCCCATGTAGGCGTTTGTGAACCATTAATATTTTGCCAGTTTGGAGTCTGTTCGTCATCAATGTCGCTCCAAACAAGTACAACACCAACAGAACTTCCAATTTGTAACCCTGCAACAGAAACATCTGCGTTTGCTAAAACTTCGGCAACGCCAAGTTCTGCGGTAGCAGTAATACTTGTTGGGAATACTGTGGCGCCCAATGCGACAGTAACGTCTCCAACGGTAGTTCCAACTTCTATGCCACTAGGTGTGACGTTTGATGCGCCAGAAACTGCGACATCTCCTAGTAAAGCAGAAGATTCAATACCATCAGGTGATACGTTTGCTTCAGCAACAACTGTTACATCATTCGTGCTCGCAGTTACTTCAATACCATCAGGCGATACATTCGCTTCAGCAACGACGGTTACATCATTCGTGCTCGCAGTTACTTCAATACCGGTAGGCGATACATTTGCTTCAGCAACAACACTTACATCATTTGTGCTCGCAGTTGCTTCAAGGCCGTCAGGTGATACGTTCGCTTCAGCGACAACAGTAACAGTACCAACACTAGTACCTGATTCTATCCCGCTTGGGACTATAGTAGCGGCACCTGTTACAGTGACTGTCCCTAAACTTGTAGTCGCCTCAACACCATCAATACTAATGATGAGAATCGGATCACCCCAAGAGCCTTGCCCCCAGCTTGCGCGACCCCAACCTTCATAAAGTGTTGACGATGCCATACGTTACTACTTACGCAATCCGAATAATCGCGTTGGTTGCGTCAGCCGTTGGAAACTGGATAGTAAAGTCACCAGAAGTAGACGTTTTATCCGCCCCAAAGTTAATTACCGCAACAGAAGGATTAGACCCACCAGACTGGTAAATCAACGCCCCACGCGCCGTAATAGATGCCGCAGACCAAGTAGTGTTAGCAAAACTTAAATACACAACTGTACCTGACCCACCATTTGTCGGGTTTGTAGAGATAGTCAGCGTATTACCCGTTGTGGTGTACCCATCACCGTTAGCGACTTCGTTAGTCGCGGTATACGCGGCGGTGTCTGCATCCAATGTCGCACTTGAAGTGTACAGTGCAATCTTAAACACTTGTGTTGTGTCCGAACTAAAATCCATCTCACCATCAAGCAACGCTTGCTTGAAAGATGTGGTTAGCGTTGAGTCAGAAATAGCCATAGTTAATCTCCTTAACCTACCGTAGTTTTAAATTGCCCAGAACGATAGGCATCTTCTCTAAGTTTACCATCGCCAAGAGTTTTAAGAAGCGTAATAGATTGCAAATACAGCTTCTCATACACCTGCACAATGTCCGCTTCACCCTTCATAAAACGAACTGCTTCTATTAACGCGCCATTAAGTAACGCGGAATCAAATTCATCTCCAAGCCATGTAGTTCCCGCCGTCACGATAGATTCTGGATAATACCCGTAGTGTATTTCGACAGAATAACTAGCGTCAGGGGTTGGCCCAACAATAAACGTATTATCATCAAAATAAGCGTAATGCTTAGGTAAAGCAGTAACTGTGGGTGTTGGATAGGCTTCACGCATAAAGTTAACGTCTTTGTTCAACAGGTAATGATATGCGCCTGCACCGTCAATGACCGCAAGGCTATAACTCCACAAGAAGTCAGAAGGCGTCGATAGATACTTGTTATCCGCAGTTAATACACCCGTTTGATTCCTACGCAGAGCAGGAATCTGAACAGTGTTGTAAATTTTCTGCTCAGCCTGTTGCGTGAACATAGCGAGTTGGTCATCTGTAAACGAGTTTTCACAAATGTCTTCGATGTTTGTTTTCAACTCGGTGTAGTTCATAACTTACGCCATTGGTCCACGGGCCATAGTGCCCTTAGTTGCCGCGCCAGTGCCACGAACCTTAATACCTGTGGTCTTAACCCCAGACATATCAGGCTTTGGTGCATGTTTACAAGGATACACACCTTTGTCTTTAACTACTTTTGGCTCTTTCATAATTTACTCCGTTGTAACGGTTACTCGTCCTACAAACCCTGTGCTCACCAATTGAGTTACAGGAATAATTTGTGCCCTGCTCTGTGCGTACCCCGCAAAATCTGGGCGTGGGTCACGTATTGCTTGAGGATCATTCACAGGATACATACCCAATTTCAACTGCGGATGATCGCTATCCCAACACTCTGGACACGCTTTTAAGTTCGTGTCACGTCCTTTAACAATCAGATTACGTAGCTCACGTAATCTGTATCGGAACCCACATACATCGCACTCTGCGATAGCTTTCCGAGCAGAAGCAAACCGATTACTCACCCTAAATCCTCATCTGCATGGGGACAAAACGGAATGGTGTTTTCTCTCGGTCTTCTCCTGCCGCTAAAATAAACTGTGCTTCATATTCCTGCTTCAACATATCAATACGAGGCGCCAACTCGGGCACTTTCATAGCAATATGGTACGCCAATCCAGCAACCAGACATGGGAGAAAACGAAAATTCATATCCGCTGTTTCTGCGCCCGCGCCAGCATCTTGGATACGGCGCATTCTGTAATACTTAAATACGTAATTATCACTATCGGGCACAGGCCACACGTTAATCCGTGGGTTATCCCGCAGTCTTTCAATCCACACTTGAATCGGACGACCTTGTGTTAACTTGTTAGGGATTGACGCGTACGTACTCACACTAATACGACTTATGGTAAGGTCTGATTGTGTTGCGGCGTTACCTGCGTTGGTGCGAATTACCTGTTCTAACAAATCAATGGTATCCGCTGGCAAATCGTATTGCCCCGTACCTTGCGCCAAACTGATTACGCCTTCGTCAATTGTCCACAGGTTAATGCCGCGATTTTGCCATTCGATAGTCATCAGATTCATAGACCGACGCGCAGTACGTAAGTCGTACCCAGAACGCATCTCACGACCAGCACGTTCCCACGCTTCTTCAGCGATTTCCGTGAAGTCCATGTTGAAGTCTGTAGTACCTGATGTTGCCATCATTTCTTCCTTTTAAGTGGTGCTACCCGTTTGGGTTTGCCCGCTGGTTGCCCCAGACGTTTCTTCTGGGCTACGCGTTTCTTTTTCTCCGCCGCTGTCATCTCTGATGCAGTTTTCGGAGTTTTGCTCGACACCTTTTTCGTAGGGCGGCAATATGGCGTGCCTCTTTTTTCCCCTTCCTTTCGACCGCATGACTTCCCCGTACGTACGTCCTTCCAATCTTCTTTAAACCAACGTTTTAACGCGGCTCCTTTAGCGGTTTTACGAACGGCCACTCTTATTGCCCCAGTTTTTAGCGCCTACCTTCCGGCATTTTGCTATTGCTCCAGAAGCATAAGCACTCGGAAAAACTTTATAGCGAGCCTTAACTTTGCTATAACACGCGTCTTTCACGGTGCCGCCCTTCTTGTAACCTTTACAGGAAGAGCATCCGCAGTCTGAATTTTTGTAATACCTACGCATCACACCATCTTAGCAGGGCGTACACCACGTTGAGCGCAACCTGCGCCGCGAACCTTGCCACCAGCCTTCATTTTTTTGACTTTGCCGCCAGCTTTCATTTTACCTTCACCGTCAGCCGCGTAAAACGGAACTTGTTCTCCGTTCTTCTCGACCATCTTCAGTTTGCCGCCGTTTTTATAGCCTTTGACCTTGCCACCCATCATCATGCCGTCAACAGGCTCTTGAGGTGCAGGACGAGGCTTACGCTTCTTCATCATTTCGTTCATTTTAGTCTGTTCAGCAGTATCAAACATTGCTGACGCGCCATTACGTCCACTAATACGTTGGCGCATTTTGGACTTCTTTTTCTTAGGCATTGGGGGTGTTGTCATTTCCTGCATTAGGTTGCTCCTATTAATAGCCATTAGCAATTCCACTTCCGCAGGCTCTTGTTAATACGGCTATTTGGATCTTTCGCCGCCTTTGAACCTGTGTTCTTTTTCTTCATACCTTCCATACGAGCACAAAACGACTTACGACGTTTCGCGGCCTTAGAACCTTTTTTGAGCTTACTAGGCTTCGTAGTAACAGCGGTTTTGAGTTTACTGCCGGGATTTGCTTTGCGGTAACTAGCAACTCCTTTAGCATTCAAGCCCCCAGACTCGCTCTTACCTTCTTTACGTTGCCAAGCAGGGCTTTTCTTTTTTACAGATCCACCCTTTTTATAGTAAGCCCGCATAATCTTTCCTTAGCTGTAGAAGAAAGTTATGGCGTCAATATTCGTAGCTGTAGAGACATATACGTCTGAACTACAACGAATACCGTCGTCAGGGATGTTAACTGAGTGCGAATCAGATGCCAGAAAATCGAGATCAAGCACCGTTGACCCACCATTACCATTGGTAACTGTGAGCCGTCCTGCACCGCCGCTGTTTGTCAAAACCTGCACCTGTCGAACCCGCGCTGGCCCTACAGCCAACGAACCAGTTCCGGTTACACGTTTCGTTAGTACATCAGACGACATACCTATTTCTCCTTGGATTTCTTAGCCGCTGGTTTTTTAGCTGGCGCTTTAGGAGCTTCTACTTTCATAGGAGTGCCATCTGGGTTTAGTCCGCGTGCGGCTAATTCCTCTGCTGAAGCTGGTTTAAAACGACTCATAAGTCACCTCCAATTATGCCGCCGCAATAGTTCCGCCAGTATCCGAACGCTTCCAGTTAGTACCGTCAGAAAAAGCAAGAATTGCTGAACCTGCCGCACCGTTAGAAACATAGATAAGCGTACCAGCACCGGCGTCAGAAGCTGATGGAGCAGAAGCTACGGTATAAGTAGGAACTTTGATGTCACCAACAAAACCATTTGTTGAAGTGACCGGACCTGAAAAGGTTGTAGATGCCATTAGATTGTCCTCACAAGCGAGTTCGGTGTCACTGTCTGCTTGTCGTCAGTCGGGCACTGTCAGTAACACCATTAATCCCGATACTCATGTTTTAACACTGCACACTATAACAAGTCAACAAATAAAAAGGGGAGCCGAAGCTCCCCCTTAGTTGTAGCTTAAAAGCTACTTATGCACCCGGTGAACCGAAAATACCCAGTGGGTCAGAGACACCAAATGAGTAACGCTCACGAGCCTTGTAGCGGCTGTTGCCTGTATCGAAGTCGGCATCCATAGATGTAGACATCGGTGTACGGACAAAGTGCTTCAGACCGTTAGGTACGTCAGTCAGCAAGAACCAAGCGTTAGTATCAGTCAGGTAGTGGTTGACTGAGTAACCTTCTGGGATCGAGCCATTTGAACGCAGTGCGTTGAGATCGTTATCTGCTGTAGCAACGCGGCCTTCTGTTTCCAACAAACGAGTTGCAACGAATTGCAATGCTGGTGGAATAATCAGCTTACGAGGCTTAGCGGCGATCAAAAGACCACGCTCGTCAGTCCATCCTGCGATCTGAATAACAGCCGCTTCCAAGGAAGTTTCGTTAAGGTCAGCCGCAACTGTTGGACGGTTAGAGTTAGCGCCACCAGATACGAGTGGGTGGTCAGTTGCACAAAGCACCTTCCCATCACCGTAAGTAGTGCCAGCGGCGAAAGCGTTATTCAAAACTGAAGCCGCTTTAACCTGCTTAGTGTACGCCATTGCACGAGCCAATGCCTTCGTATAACGAGATGACAGAGAGTCATACAAGTTATCTTCAATAGCTTCTTCAGTGATGGAGAAGCCCATTGCAATTGTTTCGTGAGTGTAGCGTGCAGTCCATGCTTCCTGTGCATTGTCATATTCGATGGCAGAGCCTTCGTTTTTGACAGGTGCCGCAGAGAAACCAGACAGCTTTGTTTCTTCTTCAAAAGAACGGTCAGAAGATTCTTGCTCGAAGATCTCTTTGTGTTCTTCACCATACTTTGCGTACTCCATTCCGAACAGAGCGTTCAGTCCGGGAAGGAGTTCTTTGAGTAGCTGGGCGCGTGAAATTGCCATGTTACATCACTCCTTATACGCCAGTTGTATTATCAAACTGATGACCTGCATTCCACTTAACATAAGCTTCAGTATAGCCGCCAGACGCGTTTACAGTCTCTTCAACCAAACCGACAATACGGAAAGGAAGAGTTGCAGTTGTAGCAGACGTATCAGAAATAGCGCACTTAGAGTTACCAGTAGCGGTATCTCCAGTATTGTCTACACCCGCTACGTTAGCACCGATGTCGGTCTGTGCAAGATCACCAATCGTTGTACCGGAAGATACAACAGCAACCTTAAACAGAACGTTAGTTGCATCCATGACATATGCTTCGATGTCATCAGCAACAGTGCTTGCTGGGTAATATTGGCTAAACAACTTATAGCCAAGAGTAGGGTCTGTATAACTACAACCCAAGAAAACTCCAATTGGAGTCATTGCGGCGTCAAACGTATCACGTTCGACAGTTCCACCAGTAACCAACTTAACTGCGTCACCGTTAAAAATTGAAGTGGCATAGCCGCTTGCAATTTTGTAATGACGTGTTGGACCCGTAAAAGTCCCCATGTCAAGTTTTTGTACTGGAACTAGTCCATATGGACCACTAACAGCTGGATAAGCCATAATTAGCTCCTATTTATGTTCCGTTACCAAAAGAGACCTTCGTTTTGCGCTCATTAAACAGCGGCATACGAGGATCATTTTCTCTCATAAGGTTGTTATCGACTGACTGAATCTGCGCGGTACTCTGATCGTTGTAGTACTCGTTACGCTCTTCAACCAACTCAATGGGTGCTTTACACAGCATCAACCCACCAATTACAACGTTATCTTTAAAGCGGTCATTTTCCACTGTAACCATTGTAATTTCAGGGTGATCGCTAGCCTTCACAGGCTCCCAACCTTCTCTGAGTTTTGAGGATACGTTAGTGGCATCAACCTGTCCTTGTGTGCTGATTCGGACCCAGTGAAATTCATAACCCGGCTCGGGAGTCGGCGAAGGTAATACTTCAGGCCGTTGCCATGCCTTTTTACGGACCGTTTTTTCACGTGTAGTCTGCTCACGATTAATACGATTTTCAGCCATTATTCTTCCTCATTTCTTCTGCAACCTTTTTGGCGTATAAATCCAGTGGAACTCCAAGCCTCTTAGCAAGATTCACCTGTGTTTGCGTTAGTTTCACCTTCTTAGGTGATGTGCTCCGCGTAGCGGGTGCAACCACATTTGACTGCCTTCTTGGCTTTTCTGCCTCTGGTTCAGACTCGTAATCCTCAAACTGGTCGGGGAATACTTGCCGCATACGAGAATCAATTTTCTCGTAGTAGTCATCACTCTTAGGGTCTAAGCCCTCTTTGACAAGTTTATTATGCAACCCCAGCGCAAAACTTGTCATTTCATCATCTGATCCGAACCACGTATTCTGGCTGGCCCAGTCCATCGCACGTTCATCAGGAGTAACCGCTGGGGCGGGCGTATCTGATACTTCGTTTTGTACAGGAGTCTCTGCTTCCTGTAAAGCTGGTAATTTGAAATTGTTTACGCGTTCGGCTCTGAGCTTAACTTCTGTTAATTTTTCTTGCGCTTCAAGAACAGCATCTGAGTCACCAGCCTCATACGCTTCTTTATATGCTTTTTTAGCATTTATCAGATCAGAATCTACGTTTCGTTTTGCTTGTTCTAGTAATGCTGTTTGGTTTTTACCAACTGTGCCCTTGAGCTTCTTGTTTTCTTCAACAAGTTGCTGTGCAAGTCGCTCTAACTCTTGACGCTCACGTAATGCCTTCTCTTTTTCGCGACGCTCGTCGTGATAGCCTTTACTGAAATGCTGTATGCGCTTGCGAACTTTTTCAGAATATTCCTCAAGCTCTTCGTCAGTAACATCCGCAGGTGGTTCGGAAGGCTTACGTCCTCTGTCTTTCTTAGGCGTATCGTCAACCACTTCAATCTCATAGTCACCATCATCGTCGTGACCTTTAGATTCAACAGATTCAACTTCCGCCTCATTCTCTGCTTCAGGTTGAGGCTTTCCAGACAAGTCAATCTCGACTGCACTAGATCCTTCAATCTCAATGTCTGGCTTTTTACCTTCCTCATCAGGAAAGTTATATTCAACTTTTTGAAATCCCATAATTTAATTTCCTTACGCACGCGTTATGCCACGCGGATCATTGACAACGGCTTCGATAGAATCATCGTTCATCAAACGATATTCGACTCCGTTAACCTTTAAACGAGTTCCTGTATTCATACGGAACACAACATAATCACCGACCTTACACCAAGGACCATTTGGGAACCTTTCTTTATCGGCGTAGGCTTGCTCACCTGCGTCAACAACTAACCCAATAATGGATGTAATGTAATCCTGATGCTTTGTTGAGTCTGCTTTTAAGATGCCAGAATCCCCAAAAGTCTGTTCAACTTCAGGCATTGCCACCAAAAGGCGGTATCCGACAGGTTTAGGCAGTTGTAATTCAAATTCTTCGTCTGTTACTTCTATTTTCTCTGCGGCGTTAGTCATTGAAATCACTCTCCATATGCGCTCTCGCAAGGTCTTCGATATGTTGCTGTGCGGCTTCTAGACCTCGAATTAAGCCGTACGCTTCCCTGTATTGAGGGTAGTCCTTCGGCCCTCCGGCCTTCAGGAACTCAGTCGCAGAATCAATCTGATCCTGTAATTTATCTTTAAGCACGTCAAAGACGGTTTTAGCCATAATTAGCTTCCTTAACGGTTATTACCTTTAGGATTAGTTATCCTGTCTAGCAGTTGCATTTTGACGTTTTTGTCAGCCTGCTCCCGCTGTTGGGACATCTTCATCCCCTCTTTCTTGGCGTCGATTGCCAATTCCTGTTGCTTGAGTTGTGCATCAGTCGCATCTTCAGTGACTTTGCGTCGTAGCTCAGCTTGTCTAAGTTGCGCGTCCATCTGATCTTTAGCCGCTTTACGTTGTACTTCGGCTTGTTTGATCTGCAATTCTGCCTGCTGAAGCTGAAACATTGGGTCTTGTGCCTGCTGTTGCGCGGCTTGTTGCGCGGCTTGTTGCTGATGGGCTTGTGTAAGTTGGTTCCCAGCATCTGCGACGAGACGTGAGAGTTGTACTTCGATTTCTTCTGGCAACTGCTCGTTTGGTGCGGGCAGTGGGGCACCGAGGCGTTCCTCGATTTGTTTCCGATAACTGAACCCGAGGTGCTCTGCGATATGCGCCTGTAGTGAGGCCATAATCTGCTGTGCCTGTGGGTTCTGTCCAATCATCTGAGCAATCTGCGGGTCTTTCATAAACGACATATGGGTCGCGATATGTGCATCGTGATCTTGGTAGATAAATGCTTTGACCGGCTTGCCGACAAGGGCATCCATGTTCTCGCTGACCGGATCGGTCGGTTTCGCGTCGTCCTTTGTAGGAACAAGTTTATCTGCGTTCTTCACGCCTAACACCTCGATCATCTGACGATGTAACTGAGGCAGGTCATAAATCTGTGGTGCAGACTGCGCCATCTGGAGTACCGCTTGGTACTGCACAACGCGTTGCGCCATTGTTGAGCTATTCGGATCAGAGACAGGGATCACATCGACCATCGCGTAGTCGGCCTGACGTGCAGTTATTTCACCTTTGACTGGCTCATACTCGTACTCAGCCGGTGCATACTCCGCCATGATCTCCTTGAGCATCTTGAACTCTTGCTTCATCGCGAAGTGAACACGAGCCTGTACCGCCGCCATCGGCTTCAACGTACGCTCTAACAAAGCCAACGTTGTACCTACAGGTGCATTAGCGGACATATCACTGATGTTCATGTCACTGATTGCGCCCAGACGACGACCTTCGTTCGTGATCTGGTTTAACAACGCGAGGAGTGTCTGTGACGGCTCCTTATAAGGAAGTGGCATGATGTTGTCACGGATGCTACCTGACGGCACATCCACGTCCTTCCACTCACCCGGCTCAATCGGCGTATCGTCGCCCTTGATGCGAAGTCCGCGAGACTTCAGACCGCCCGGTAAGTTAGACAGCGTACCTGCATCGACCAACTGACGAATCAGCGATGTGCCTGCGCGGGCATAGCCGCCAATAATGTGAATCAAACCAAGACCATAGAACCCAAACCCCGGCACATAGACATAATGGACGAAGTGCTGACGCTTCAGCATCAATGGGTCGTCAGGGTTCCAGTTGCGGCGTAGCGCAAGAATCTCACCAGAGCCACACTCAATAGTCAGAACGTAAGGCTTTGCGATCTGGATGCTTCCGTCTTCCTCATCCAGCCCATCAATAATCAGGTCAGCATGAACTTCATAGACTGCATAACGGTCGTCATCAGTCAGGGTAAACCCACCTTCTTCGGCCTTTTTCTTCTCGATATCTGTGTGAAAAACTTGTGGATCACCGAGGTCTACTTCGCGGTAGAACCCGCTTGCTTGGAGCTTGGCAATATCATTCTTTGTCTTCCGCATGACGTGAGTCACGCGCTCTGCGGTCTCAATGTGTGAAGCGCCGTAAGGCACGATAACGTCTTCTGCTGGGATATAGACCGCCATCTGGCGACCCATGTTCGGATCAAAGTACACCTTCTTAAAGGCGGAACCCGCGAGACCTAGACTATAAAGGAGGCGTTCATGCTCTGGGCGGTACTCGACCATGTTCTCAGTTAGCTGATAGTTCATATCAGCCTTGACACGTGTCGCCGCTTCTAGCTTCTCTTTTGTCTCCTCACCAAGCACCTTTGTCTTGACCGGACCCATTGCTGGAAACGTTTCAGACATTGTTTCAGCTTGGAATCGAATTGCGGCTTCCGCAAGGACTGTCGAGTAGACTCCGCACGCCCCTTCCCACGGGTCTGTGCGCTCCTCGTACCTAAATCCAAGTACATCGAGTCCCTTAACAAACGTATCCGCCCACTCTTTCCGGCTATCGATGTCGGCTTCAACCAGACCCAACACTTCTTCTGATAGCTCATTCAGCACGGCCTCGTCGAGGTGTTCTGCGAGGTTCGCATCAAACTCAACAAACTCGTCAATCCCTTCGTCTGGTACCAACGCAATCTCAATGCCATCGGCATCAATCATCACCGCTTCAGGGTCAACGACCTCAATCTCAATCGCGCTTTCAGCTTCCTCGCCTTCCAGCAGTTCTTCATCTATACCCTCTGGAGCGGAGTACAACCCTTTCTCAATAGCCATAGCTTACCTCTTAATAGTACCCGCCTCGGCGTTGTCTGAAATATTGTATTTCTTCGGGTTCATCCGTAGGCAATCGAATGAACCCTCCTTGCCTAAATCTCATTAAGGCCATCACCGTGCTATCCACCAAGTCATCGTGACTCGCAAATGGAAACCCAGCAATCTCCTCAACAACTTCTTCAGCCCAACGTGTCGGAGGTACCCAGACCAGTCCTGATGCAACAATATCAGATACTGAGTTCAAACGTGCAAGTTTATCTCCCGTCCCACGGTGCGGTGTGTATTCCTGTACAGGCAGACCCATCCGTCGCATTTCTTGGTAGAGCGCGGTGCCCGCAGACTTCTTCTCCACAATGAACGCATCGGGTTCCCAGTCGTTGTACTCCTCCATCGCGAGGTTCTTCAACTCAGGAAACTCAAACCGATCCTTAATACTGTTCAGCAGGATGATGTTGTACCCCTCGGTTTCCTCGTTGAGGAACACGCCCCACGTAGTCAGCGCCGTATAGTCAGCACGGTTGTGGGTTTCTGCGGCGGCGTCCAAAGACATGATGAC